ATTCTGATTACAGATTTGCGTGAAATGATAAAAACCATCAATGATGCCACCATGATTGTGCCATTATTGAAAGAATATTTTGATGTTGGTGTAAGAAACGATGAACAACTTATCAAACTTGCTGCTATTATACAAAGACTAATGAGTGGCAAGGGTGGAGCAGAAGGTGAAGGTGGTGCTATGTTGTTGACTGAAGAAGAACGCAAACAGTTGATGGCTACCGTAGAAGAAACCGCCAAACAGTTACAAAAACCGGAAGCAACCGAAAAAAAGGTTAAATAAAATTTATGGCCTATAACACCGTTGACAGACGTGCAGAACAAAATACCAAACAAGATGATATGCTTGCGTCAAAACGTTTTGTTATAGAAAGAAAACCAGATACAAATTTATTTTATGAGTTGGAAGAAGCCGTGGTTCTGGACGTTGTGTTGGATGAAACCCATCCAATATTTTCATCAGCCATATTATCGGTCGATACTTGGCCTCCGAATATAGACGGAAGTGAGCCAAATCCATCCGACAACGACTATTCTTGGATAGGAAGAGTAAGATTTAGATTTTTAAACAGCCAAGTTAATGAAGAAAAAGAAACGCTTAACTGGGCATTTCCAGTGGAAAATACGGGTATTGTAGAATATCCCCTAATGAACGAAATAGTAATCGTTGGAAAATACAGAGATCAGTATTTTTATACCAGGAAACTTAATGTAAATTCCACGATAAATTCAAATGCAGATTTTTCTGCGGAAAGAACGTCAGGGCAAGTTGATAAAAATATAAACGAATATTCCGAAGATGGTGCATATACAGGCCCGCAATCAAAAATTAATTTTTCTGGAGGTGACGATTATACGGGAATATTGGGGAACTACTTTAAGTTTAACCCAAAAATACGTGGATTGAAATTGTATGAGGGAGATACCATATTACAATCAAGATTTGGATCGTCTATAAGATTTGGAGCATACGACAACAATCGTGGAAATGATAATGGACTTGGAGAATATTCGGATAATGGTGGCAATCCGATGATACTTATACGAAATAGACAAGCGCCGATAAAACTTCCACAAGGATATACAGGAAAAGGGTATACGGTGGAAGATATAAATAAAGATGGTTCTTCCATACATCTTACTTCGGGAAAAACTATATCCAGATTTTCTCCGGTAACAACGACCGGCATGATAAATGTCACAAAGGGCATTCCTTTTCCAAAATTAGATGGAGATCAAATAGTGATAAACAGTGACAGATTAGTATTTTCTTCCAAGGCAAACGAAATGCTATTCTTTTCCAAGAAAATGATAGGAATCTCTACAGATCAAGTACTTTCTTTAAATTCTTATGGAAATACGACAATAACGTCTAACAAGGGAATAATGACACTAAATGCACCGAAGATATATTTAAATTTTAATACCGAAGGACCAAATGATCAACCGGCATTATTGGGAAGAACTACCGTGTTATGGATGTATTCGTTGTGCGACTGGATGTTATTGAACGTTAATACTCAAATACAGATGTTGACTGCGTTAATATCGCATTTTCATATGACCAAAGTTGGACCAACGACCCCATCTCTTCCACCAGCTATGGCAATGTGGGCGGAACAAATGCAATCGCTGTATGCATCTCAAATAAGCTTAACTGCACTAAGATCGCAGTTAAGTTCACTGTTAAGTAGTAGAGTATTCTTGGGAGGATAATATGAATGCACTATCTGTAGTCAGGGCTCCGTCAGTGTCTTTATCATCTACCACTTTTTCTTCGCCTTCAATAAGTGTAAGTACCCCGTCGGTAAGTGTGGGAACAAGTGCCCCTAAATTTTTAACAGGAACAGCACCCGATTTATCTTTAAGATCCATTAGTGCTCCGAGTTTAAGTATAACAAATCCAATATCTAGTCCAGCAAGCTTGAATTTGAGTGGAATTGGACAAACTATGGGAGTACCAACAAGTATAGGAGGTGCAGCGTCCGGTTTGGGAGTACCCACGAGCATAGGAGGCGCGGCATCTTCACTGGGAATTCCAACATCTTTACCTCCCGTCGGAGACGCACTTAAAACACTTGGATTTAATGCCAGTATGCCAAAATTAGATTTAAGTTTGACTGGTCTAAATTTTCCCAAACTGCCAGAATTTCCAGGCATAGATTTAGCCGGTATAAATCTTGGTGCTGGTCCTAAGTTTATAGCCGAGCAGATAGCAAAATATAAAAGTATAGTTCCTCCGTTTGTGCCTGGATTAAAAATAAACATGGGAATGGCGCTGGCAGCAGTGTCCGTAATAAAAGCAGCAATGTCCGCAAATCCTTCCGAATTATTGAAACATTTGTTAAGTAGCGTTTTAGACGACATTAAAGGTCAAGCATTAGGTCAGTTGCAAACGGCGATTGATTCTACTGGAGTAAACAACATACAAGGCCAACTTAATAGCGTGGTAGGCGGAGCAAAAGATTCATTTTTAAGCAACTTTAATACTTTAAATCCGCCCCAAACTACAACAAATGAAGACGGTGAAACAATAGAAATACCGGCACCAAAACCAGATTTATCTGGATTCCCGGATGTTAGCAATATTGCACCAAAAGTCGGAGAAGGTATATTGGCGACTTCAAATATAAAAACAAGTCAATTTACATCTACGGCGGGATCTACACTTAAATCATTTACCTTTCCGCCAACTGGCTGATTATTAAAAATACTATATATTTATATAAAGCATCATATATATGAAAAAGAACGAACTAGTAGATATTATAAGAACTATCGTAAAAGAAGAAGTGCATAACGCCCTTCCACAACTATTGATGGAAGTGCTTGCAGAAAAAATGACAGAGAACTCGGCGGCAATACTTGAAACAAGAAAGCAGGCCGATCAAATTCCAACCAGAAAACCAAATTTCAACGTTGGATTAGAAGAACCTGTAAAAAAACAGGCCGTTCAAGCGCCTAAAATTTTTACAAAAAATCCATTATTGAACCAGGTATTAAATGAAACTGTTGGAGGTGTTCCTATAGAAGAACAAACTTCCACACCTTCTGCAATTGATGTAATAAAAACTTTACCAAAAGAAGCGTTGAACGAAAACAAAGAAGTCGCTGCGGTAGCAAATGCGTTGACCAGAGATTATTCGAAACTTCTAAAAGCAGTTGATGCTAAGGCGAAGGCCAAGCGTCCAATGTAAAAATAAATGGCAACAGCAATACAACCTTATGGCATAACTTTACCCATAACACATGGGCCACAAGGTTATTTTAACCAAAGTTACACCATAATAGACCAGGTAAAATCAAATTTAAACTTGTTATTGCGCACAAAAAAAGGAGAGCGAAGAATGAATCCAGATTTTGGCTCTGGATTGTGGAATGTATTGTTTGAAAATTATACCGACGATATTTCCGCGTTAATAGAAAATACGATTAGAAAAGATATCACGAGATGGATGTCTTATGTCAATGTAAGTGATGTTCAAGTAAGCACTAACGATTCTGAATTTAAAGATAAATACACTATTGGCGTCAAAGTGTTATTCACTGTTCCTAGTATTGGAGTAACACAGCAACAAACCTTGGAAGTTTCAATGAACACCAGCAACATATGATATTAGATACACCAAAATCATTCAAACCAGATAAGAAAGATATTAAGTATCTAAACAAAGACTTTTCTCAACTGAAGCAGTCGTTAATGGATTTTGCCAAGACATATTATCCTAATACATACAAAGACTTCAGTGAAGCGTCCACCGGAATGATGTTTATGGAAATGGCGGCGTATGTTGGCGACGTATTATCATATTACATCGATTATCAATTCAAGGAATCTATGTTGGTAAATTCCGAGGAAAGAAAAAATATTATTGATGCGGCAAAATCGGTAGGATACAAAGCAAAGGCAACAATACCTTCGGTTACAAGATTGGATGTATATCAATTGGTTCCTGCAAAGACGGATGATGCGGGAGAAATAGTCCCTGACCTAAATTATGCTCAAATCATAAAACCAGGAATGTCTACCACGAGCGATACTAACGTAACATTTTTGACTAATTCGCCCGTAGATTTTACAGTAGATACAAAAAACGATCCACTCGAAGTTTCTGTTTTTCAAAGAAACTCTGCGGGACAACCAGAATTTTTTGTGTTAAAAAAGAGTGTAGATGCATTTTCTGGTCAAATATTGACAAAAACTGTATCAGTTGTTGATCCTGTTCCATTTTTAAAGATATACTTGGATGATACTAATGTAATAGAAGTATTAGATGTGTATGATTCTGATGGAAATAGATGGTATGAGACAGATTATCTTGCCCAAGATCTACTACCAGTAGATTATGAAAATATCTATAAAAATGATGTTACTCTATCCGTGTACAGAGATACTACGCCATTTTTGTTGAGATATTTGCGTACATCAAAACGTTTTGTCACCGGCGTTGACGCAGATAACACAACGTTTTTGGAATTTGGGTCTGGTATTAGCATAAAAGACGACGAGTTGATTATACCAAACGCATTTACTGTAAATAAACCTACGACTTTTAGAGCAGAAAATATTGCATATGACCCATCAAATTTTCTATCGTCTAAAGCATTTGGACAGGCTCCTTCAAACACGACGTTGACGATAAGATATGTAGTTGGAGGTGGAGTAGAAAGTAACGTAAATGCAAACGCAATCAAAAATGTAAGTTCTGTTGAATTTTTTGGCGATTTGACGGAAATGGGGTTGTTGGAATTCAACTTAACTAATCTGGTACGTCGTTCCGTCCGAGTAAACAACCCAATACCAGCGACGGGAGGAAAAGCCGCAGAAACAAACGATGAAATTCGTAATAATGCACTGGCATACTTTGCTGCGCAAAATAGAGCGGTAACACAGGGAGATTATGAAGTAAGAACATACGCAATGCCATCAAAATATGGGTCTATTGCCAAAGTTTATGCAGTAACAGATACTCAGTTGGACATATCTAATATACAAGCACAACCATCCTCATTACAGTCTGGAAGTTTCGCACCGGGTACAGTAAACAAAGTTAATCCAGACAAAAACAACCCAT